TCCATAAAAACAATAGCCATTGATCCAATACTCCCAAAAGAGACTCTTAAACTATCCATTAACGACCACCATTGCCATTCATTCGACTCATTATTCCATCCATTCTTGATAATTGTTTTTCTAAATCTGATATGCTTTCCATTTGAGCTTCATAGCGTCTATCTCTAACTGCATCTGATTCATTCCACCTTGCTATTAATTTTATAATCATTGATTCTGTATTTTCTAAAGTCTCAGACTGACCCCTATTCTCTACTTCTAGCAATCTTAAAAGCTCTTGTTGCGACTCTGATTTTTTACTTAATGAAATAACAAGATAGATAAACATTACTCCCACTATTCCTATCATCCCTGCTTCTGCGTAAACAGCCATAAAATCCATTATTTCTTTCTCCTTTTACCCCAACTCATTGGATTTAGGTTTATTTCTTTTTCATAAAACTTTACTTTCTCTGCCAACTCTTCTCGTTCAAACCTTTCTTCCACGATATGTTTATCAAGTAAGCCCCCAATGCGTTTATCTGCATTAGCAAGATTATTTTCAAGTGTTCCCAGTCTGCTTTCAACCCTATAATAGCCATAAACAAGCATACTGACCAGAACGAGTAACTGCCCCAACCATTTGAGGTTAATGCTAACAACAGCATTGTCATCAACAACAGTCCCTTTATAACTTCTAGCAGTTTGAATCTCTTCACTCATTTTTTCCTTACAATTTCCCATTGATTATGGTCTACACACCAAGAGTCCTTACCTAGGTAGGCAGGATTTTGATAATGATGTATTGCAGAGTCTTGATCAATAACGACCATAAAAGAAGTATCTTCAGGAGTTAGTGCAAGATTTCCCACACTCCACCCTTGAGAACAGTTACTGAGAATAAGTGTAGTAAACATTGATATTATAACTAGTGCTAACATTTTCATTTTGTTTTTTTATTGCCTTCTTTAGTTTGAGTTGTTTATACTTCATATGACCATCCATAAAGCCATGCCTGTCTCTACAATGAGATCAGAGGCAGTATTATATGCCCATCTTTTTTTTGTTCCATAAGTACGATCTGTACCCTCTACAAATACTTCAAAAATTTCCCACAATACTCCAACAATAAATACTCCCATGACGCACCAAAAGTTTGACCAATCAAGCCATTGAAATATCTTGCAAAAGAATGCTCCAGCACCAATATGGTAGGCAGTCCACCCATCTAGTTGTCCTGTAGATAATTGCCATTTTACTAATTTCGCTAAAGGGTTATTCATCTGTCCTCCACTTTATTGTTCATTAATCTATGTTTAACAATGTCAATACGCCCATGACCATTTGAATGTTTTTTAGTACACTCTGCTATATATGCTAGTTCAATGGTTTTGAATGAATCACTTGTTTGAATCACCTCGCCATCTACATAAAGAAAATAGTCTTTAGCATTAGGGTAAGTGAGCGATGTAGTTGATCCATCAGCATTCTGTATAGTTTTAATCATATTTGGCTTTGTGTTTTTGTGGATCACGACATTGTGATCATAGGCACATTGACGAATAATCACTACGCTACTTCAGCCTCAGTAATTTCAGGTTCTAAAGCATCTTTAAGTGCAAGCACTCCATCTTGGTGTCTTTTAGAAAAGACTTCTAAGACAGCCTCTAACTGTTGTCTAGTAAAACTATTAGTGGCAAGCTTATTCTGTATATCATTTACATGATTTTGATCAGTTGCTACTACTCCAGCTAGTTCTCGTTGCTTATCAGTCATATCCTCTATAATGTAATCTTTACCATCAAGATTCAAAACTGGCTTTTCTTTTTTGTTTTTAGCCATTTTTATTTCCTTTGTTGTTTGTTAATTAAGATTTGCTTGCTTCGTATGCTTCTTTTACTGCATCTGTCCATAATGCACCAGCTAGTGCTATTAATTCCGTAGACTCACCACTTACATCAGCATCACACATGAACGCTGTTCTGTGATATTTGTATGAGATTTCTACACTATCTTCCATAATAGCAGTTCTTGTTCGCTTTTGAATTGTTTTAAACTCGCCACGAACTTCATAATCATCTGTTGTTTCTTTTGTTAATGCCATATTATTTCCTTATTAATTATCCAATTAAACTTTATAACTTCCGTTAATAAATATATCAGCCGTATCTGTGACTGTTGAGTTTGAGAGTGCATTTTGACCATCGTATAGATTCATCCATGTCCCATTCCCTGCCACGTTTGCCCAAGTATTCCTTTCCTGCGTCACGCCAGTTCTAACACCCAAGCTTATAGTTGTGGCTACGCTTGAATGAGTGAATGGTAAACCAAGTATTAGAGCAGTACCAGTTGAACTGCCATTATTTGTAAGGACTAGCCTCGCTTCGATAAAAACAGTATCCCCAATTTTTGTATATTTGCCACTTTGTGAACCATAAGCGACATCTACTGCGTTACCACCAAATTGTATAACTGGTGTCCAAGTACCTTCCTCGTAATCGTCTAAAGTATTAGCATTGGTGCTTGCAGATTGACTTGCTGGAAATTCTATTGAACCAAGAATCACTTTACCATTGCCGTTCTGGTTCATATAAATTTTAGTTACACTAGTGTTACCTATGACTGCTGAGTGGTTTGCTCGACCAGTTGCACTTTGACCTATAACAATTTGGTTGACTGCGTTATGAGATGAAGGGTCAGAATCTGACCCAATTATAGTGCAGGAATAACCTGTTGTAATTGCGTCTCCACTTGCATGACCAAGGGCAGTATTACCAACACCTCCAGCTGTTCCTACTTGATTTGTTAATGAGTTATACCCAATGCCGGTGCTTTTATCTCCGTCAGTATTTTTTAGTAAACTTTGATACCCAACTGCCGTATTACCTTCACCTGAGCTTAAAGCATTGAGTGAAGCATACCCGATAGCGACAGTACCTATGGCATCTGGCGTTGCATTTCCTCTCATAGTTGCCGTACCTATTGCAGTTACTCTTTGTGGGTTTGTTGAACCATCTAAAGAGTTTATCCCAACCGCAACATTATAATCTCCAGTTGCTACTGCATGACCAGCATTTTCCCCAAAAAAACAATTAGCATCTCCACTATTTGTTAGGTCATCACCTGCCAATTTTCCGAAAACTGTATTGTTATCAGCTCCACTTCTATTATTATTCGATAGTGAGATTCGTGAGTCTGCATCAACTTTAAAAGTATATGCTCCGCTACCATTTAAAAAACCCATAGTTGAACCAGTAGCGTAAATATATCCGTCAACTGTTCCACCTGAATCAACAAATTTTATTCCGCCTTCAGCTCCAGTTGATATAATTTGCAGTTGTGAGTAATTAGTACCTCCATTTATTTGAACATTCCCGGCACTAGTAATTCTCATTTTTTCAGAAGCAGTATTACTATTCTCCGTGACAAAAGCTAACGCAGATGTTTGTGAGGCTTCTCGAATACCTACAATTCTAGCAACTCCTCTTCCGCTAGAAGCACTTACTTGAAAATTTAATTGTGCAAAAGTATTAGCTCCTGTATTGTTGTTAGATACTGTTATAGTTGAGCCAACAGTAGCTTGACCATCATCCGTAGCCCCATTAAATGCCGTAGCTTGGTCTTTTGCTATAAATAAAGCAGAAGGTATATCTGTAGCTCCGATGCCAATATTTCCTGCACCATTAATTACTAGACTGTCATTAACGCCCCAATGACCTAATGTTAATAAATTAGCATCTGCACCAGCAGAACTATACTTAAACCCAATTTGTGCAGAATTTTTAGTAGAACCAATTCGTCCAATAAATATTGAATTAGTTTGATTCGCTGTCATACTACCAGCAAATATTTCCGCTGAATGAATAAAAGTGGATGCACTTGAATTATCTATTGCCAAAGCTGGAGAATTCGCAACTCCGGTACTTGCGATATTTACTGCCCCAGCGAATGTTGCATTTTGGGATGCATCTATTGTTAAAGCATCAACCCCATTTGCACTTCTTAATTTTAATATACCTGAAGAGTGTTGAGTCCCTATTTTCATTGTTTTGGTGTGATATTCGTAAAACATATTTGCACCATTCAAATCGCTTGCAGAACCAAATATTATACT